GCGATAGTTGTTTCCAGACCCTTCTTGCGGGTTCAATCATGGAATTATGAGCCACCAATCCATTAGCAATAAAATTTGAATTTTCCGAGTCAACTTGAATATCCCACGTTTCTTTTTCTTCTTTATATTCAATTTTACGAACGACATCTAAAATGAATTTATCGGTATCTATAAATTTATATTTTTCTTGTTGTTCTTTTTCCTTGCCGTCAATATAATAACAAAATTCATGAGATTCTGATCTATTACAAGAAATTCCACAAATTTCTATAATATCATTATATATTTTAGATTTAGGTATAGAAGATTTAATATTACTAAACTGGACCAATCGTTTTAAATCATAAATTAAATCTTTATTACAAGATTGTATAAAATAGTGATTTGACCATTCATCTTCACTATTCCACCCATCAGCATTATGAAATCCCGTTAAAAACGATAATCTATTTTTTTCGGATTCTTCAAATATCCATTCTGGAATTCTTTTTTCTTTAGCAGAAACATCTTTAAATCCGTTGTTTTTTAATATTTCAAATAAATATTTTGAATAAATAATCGCTGCTCTCGATTTAGTAGTGTTAGAACCGGTTTTTGCTATATACGGAATTTTATTTGAATATTTTTTTAATATTTCAATGTAATATTTATTTTGAACCTCGTCGATCCCCAAAGAAAAGGCTACTCTCCCCCCCGATGTGTATTTTCTTATCCACCCATCGCCCAACATAAACCCGATGAATTCACAGAATTCTTCGTTAGCATATTCTGGAATATTATCTATTTCTGGTTTATCGCTTTTACATGTTTTATCTTCTGATATGTCTTTGTTTATTTTATAATTTATATCTTTTTTATTTTTATTATTGTTAACGACCAACAAATTTCCAATTTTAATATCTTCTGCTATTTTATATTCAAATTTATATGTTCTATCGTTATACGTTAATATTGGGTGGTTTTTAGAACCGTCGATAAAATTGTGTTGGGTTCTTATTCTTATAATTTCTTTTTTTCCAGATGAAATTTTATTTTTAACTTTAGACAATTCCATTTCTTGAGTATTTATATTAAACGTCCATATATTTTCTCCAATTTTTAAATCTTTTATATATTTACAACCAAATTCAGTATCTATATGAGTATCAAATACTAAACACTTCCCATATGGAAGGAAATTAGAGTCGCTTAATAACCTAAAATGAGCCACCTGAAACGATTCAAGCATTTCTGCTTGAGACGTATCTACCGGTCTAACTTGATACTTCACGTAATTTTTATTAAGTGGATCGGAGTTTTCAATGCGCTCCACATTATATGCTGACATAGGTTCGACTAAATAAACCCCATACTCAGGACTAATGTTCAATTTAAGATAAAAATCACCATATTTTGCCATGTTTCTAATCCACGACCAAAGATTGAACTCAATATTTAATATGTCATAAAATAAATTATGGAGAATTTCCTTAATATTGTTGTTTTTTGAATCAATAGTAAGCATTTCACCCATCTCGTTTTCGGTGAGACACTCATCAGCATATATATCGAGGCACGAATTCGACACAATTATCCCTTGTTCAATGGAAAAATTTTCATAAACATCAACCGTTAAATCATAAACATCTATAATTTCATTGTTATTAACAATTTTTAAAACTTTATGATTGGAATATTCAAAATTATTTTTATAATCTGTCCAGTTTTTGTAACCTGCTGTTTTTATTCTTCGTGATATAAACTGTCTTTTATATTGATCATTTTTAAACTTAATATCACCAAAATTAAAATTATTTGAAAATTCTACTAAAGTCTCATAATTTATACCAGATGTTAATATGGATTCGGTAGTAATTAAATTATTAAATCTTCCATTTTCACTACCTATACTTTTTGTTTTTTCAGCATAAATTGGATCATTAGCATATTTCAACTTTATTGTTTCAGAATGTTTTTTTCTTTTCCATTCTTTCCACTCAGGGTCACTCCACATTTTTTTAGCGTGTTTAGAAAAAATAGAAACCATTTTTAACGCATATTCTGAATCAGTATTCCATCTATGTTTATTTAGTAATGATGTGGGTTCGGACATCATTTTTTTACCTTCATCAGATGATTGAAACCTTTTTGGTCCACTCAAGCCCTGTATTTTATATTCGTCATTTAACCATAATTTTTTACAAGATTCTCTTCTTTTTCCAGTTGTAATTGGATATATTCCATGCAATTTACAATGTTCCAAAGCAGTCATCCATTCTAAGTTTTCAATTCTATTGTCTAATTTATTGTGATTTTTGTGATGTATATTATCCCCACTTACGATTTGTTCAAATACATCTTCAAAAATATAACGATGAACATCTTTATATTTTTTACCCAACGATTTAATTTTTTGATATCCATGTGTTTTATCAAATGAATGATAAAAAGGCATTAAAGAGTCTCCGGATTTTAATTGATCAGCTTCTTTATATGTTCCATCTATAAGCATTATTCTGTGATCAGGAGTACATTTAACAATTTTTTTATTATCTAAATGCAATTCTATAACTGATTTTGTTCCTGTTTTTCTAGGATGATGAGCACTACCTAATGTTAGTTTTTGTTTATCTTTATCCCACGACCACACTTGAAAGGTTTCTCCATTTGGATATTTTTCGGCAAGCTCCTTTATGGTAATAAATCCAGTAAGAGTGGATATGTAAGTGTCTCCTGATAAACAACTTAGTATCGGATCCATGTCCATTGTATTTGCTACGATACAACTATCAGTAGCAAAGTTATGAAATTCTTCAACCGTAACATCATAAACATCAATTGGACCAATACTTTCTATGGAAACAATTTTGTGATTTAATGTTGAAATCACGTCGTTCTTAAATGTATTCCAATTCAAGTTAGAAGTTTTTAATCTATTTTGAAGAACGGAGTAATCACAACCAACGTTTTTTACCAATCCCCACGATGTAAGTTTACCGTTTTCTTTATAATAATCGGCTGCTTTAATTTTTAATACATCAATGGTTAAATCATCTCTATGATTTGGGGTTTTCTCACTAGTTTGATCTCTATTTACAAACACTTCTTTTAGTGTTTTAGACCGCTTTTTATTGGATTCTTCGGTATGTATTTTTCCATAAAATGGATTGTTTTCACCTTTTCTTTTCCCGTTCCAATGATGAAAATCTCTATTTATATAATTTTCATTTAAAAATAATTTTTTTAATTGATCATCGTAGTTTTTTTCGCCCCATATGATATTTTTACTATGATGACTATGTAATTCTTTGTGTTCTTTGTGTTCTTTCCAATCCATGATTTGTAAATTTTCAGGGGAATTATCAGAACCATTTATATTTTTATGGTGTATCACTTCATTTTTGTTTAATAATCTTTGAAACTGTTCTACTATAATTTTATGTTCAGATTGCCATCCTTTTGAAAAATTATATAAACGTCTATATTGTTTAAATCCATGTTTTTTATAACCATAATTTTTTTGATAAAACGGCATTACTGAATCTCCGACGTTTAAATCCAAAATCATTTTATACTCCCCATTTCTCATTAAAAATGGGTGTTTTATGCTTCCAATAACAAATTGACCATTATCAAATGTGACCTTAAATCCTTCTCTAGTGCCCTCTTTCTTTCTTGGGTGATATGCTTTTCCTAACTTAATAGAATCGGTTTTATGATCATAGGAGAACACATAAAACCGTTCTTGTGGTTTATCTTTGTATTTCTCGGTTAATTCGGATATTGTGGGATATGTCCCATCAGGCAAAGGGATAATGGTATCTGGGCCCACACAATCATAATCTCTAAATAAATCTAGTCTGGCTGATTGATATGATAAAGCAAAATCCCTTGTATAAGCATTTACCGCAGAAGAACGAACCCGATTCCATCGATCTCTAAATGAATTTCTATCCGTTGCATACTGTAACTCATCGCTGTCTTTTATTTTTAGTTTTTTGCCACCTACGTTTCTAACAATAACGTCGGTAGCAAATAATCGTTTTAGACGAGAATACAATGATTGTTGTTTTACATCAACAATGTCATCATATGAAAATTTATTTAATGTGTTATTTCCTGGCATAAGCGTGTAAATTACTATACATATATATATGTGTATTTAAGAATAGTGTATCATAATAACCAAGTGAGAGGCTCTTTATTTTCTTTATTACCAACTTTCATATTCCAATAGTTTCTCCCATCCTCGG